AAAAGAGGATCTATGATCTAGCAGTATGTTTTCCAAAGATACGATTTAAGTATAATGGTCGTGTCGTTCAAGCGAGTACATTCAAACAATATTTAAAGAAAATAGGAGATCATTTTGAGATACTTGAAACATCTAAATTTAAAGTGGCAGTCCTTCCCGCAGAGACTTATGAGCATATATCCTTTATTAATGGTATTGACACTTTCGGAGGGGGCGTACATTGTGATATTGTCTCTAATGATATATCGTACACATTAAAAGAGGCTATCAAAAAGAAACATCGAATTGCAGTACGTACATCGGATATTAAAAATCACCTGTGTTTCGCCACTATCACCAATTCAGTAGGCGATCCCAAATTTGATTCTCAGACAAAAGAACGCCTGACTAACAATGCAAACGATATTAAACCTATTTTTGATGGACTCCTTGATGAGAAATTCATAGGACGTATTCTGAGGAATGATGAGATAATACAACCTATTATCGAAACGCTCCTACTGAAAAAACAGTTGGCAGAGTCCCGTGCGTTACGCAAAGCCAACAAGGGTATGAAGAAAAAGAAAGTAGCCACTCATATCTCCGCATCTTCCAAAAATGTTGATGATAAGATTTTGTTTATCACAGAAGGACAATCAGCAATATCCAATTTAATCAATGTACGTAAAACAGATATTCACGGTGGATTTCCACTGCGTGGAAAGCCCAGAAATGTGCGAGAGTTGAAAGCCACAGAGATTATGAAGAATAAAGAATTATCTGAACTGATGTCCATTATAGGATTGGAATTAGGCGAACCGCCAGTTGATTTGAATTATGGTCAGATAGGCATTTTAGCGGATGCTGATTTCGATGGTGATTCTATTGCCGCATTGCTAGTAAACTTCTTTTCTAACTGGAAAGAACTATTCGAGGAAGAGCGAATACTATTAATTAAATCTCCTATTGTCATCGCCAAGAAGGGTAAATCAATTAAAAGATTCTATGATCTAAAATCTTTTGCGGACGAATCCTTCGACCACAGTTGGAAAATAGAGTATAATAAGGGATTAGGTAGTTTATCAATAGACGAATATGATTTGATGATTAATGAACCAGTGACTGAGGTCATTGAATACGATAGCGGAAGTAATGCTTCACTCGAAACTGCGTTTGGGAAAAACGCACTCCCAAGAAAACAATGGTTAATGCAATGAATATATCTGAACTAATTGACGGAAAATATAAGGACTACAGTAAATACGTTCTGTACAGTAGAGCAATTCCTCATATGATTGATGGACTCAAACCATCACAGAGAAAAATTCTTTTCACAGCATTGAAGACTGCCAAGAATAGTCGGATCAAGACCGCTTCACTAAGTGGTAATACTATATCAAGTGCTAATTATCATCACGGTGATGCTTCATTAAACGAAGCTATTACGAAGATGGTTCAAGTTCATTCAAATAATATACCATTGCTTGAGGGAGAAGGAAGTTTCGGATCAAGATTAGTGCCAGATGCGGCCGCTCCACGATATACATTTGTCAAAATGAGTGCAAATTACGACAAATATTTTGCTGATACGATGGTCGCAGATAAGAGTGCCGACCCAGAAGACCCTGAACCAGAATTCTATTTACCTATTATTCCCTGGGTGTTAGTGAATGGAATTAAAGGAATCGCTGTCGGCTTTGCTACAGAAATACAACCGAGAAATCCAAAAGAAATTTCAAAGTTGTGTCAAACATATCTTCAACGAAAGAACATAGATAAAGAAAAACTTCTCCCATACTATCCAGAGTTTTCTGGAAAAGTCTATGAGGAGAATGATGAAATCTATTGTGAGGGCGAATTCACTCTAACAGGACAAACCAAACTAGAAATTACTGAAGTGCCGATTGGATTCAATAGAGAAACATACGTCCAAATTCTAGACAAATTGGAAGATACTGGAAAAATTGTATCATATACAGACAAATGCGACAAGACTGGATTCAAGTTTGATGTCACGTTAAAGCGTGCCAAAAAATTGACTGACCATCAAATTGTCTCCCTATTCAAATTGAGAAAAAAGATCAATGAGAATATTACGGTCATTACCGAGAAAGGGAATTTAAAAGTCTATGATTCTCCCATCAATATCATTAAGGACTTTTGTGACTATCGTATCCTAAAATATGATGAAAGATATAAGTACCTCATATCAGAAGGCATCGAGACTCTTAAAGTCATTCAAGCAAAGATTAAATTTATTGAAATGGTTATCAACGGAACTCTCGACTTCAAAAATAAGAATCGCCAAGCTATCATAAAAGACTTGACAATGACCTTTAAACCTAGTATAATAGACTTATTAATAAAAATGCCAATATACTCTCTTTGTCAAGATGAAATGTCTAAACTGATAAATGAGGTGAGAACATTATGGAATCAAGTTGAAGAGTGGAAAAAGACTGATACCACCAAAGAATTCATCAAAGAACTGAAAAGGCTATAGTATGGATTTTGTAGATGAGATCCCAGAAGAAGAGCCTAAAGATGAACTGGTCAAAGCTATTGACCGGTTGACACAGGCAATACGTGAACTTAAAGAGGCAATAAAAAATGATATTGATTGACTTCAATCAAGTAATGATTGGAAATTTGATGATGAATGCTAAGACTCAGGCAGATGTATCAGAGGACTTGTTAAGACATATGATATTGAATACTCTCCGGAATTATAGAAAGCAATTCAATAAGACATATGGAGAATTAATTATATGTAACGATAGCAGACACTACTGGCGAAAGGATGTGTTTCCTCTTTATAAAGCAGGTCGAAAAGAAGGTAGAGCAAAATCTCCTTTCGATTGGGAAATCATCTTCAAAATCTTTGATCAGTTACGGTCAGATTTGAAAGAACATTTCCCTTATAAATTCATTGAAGTTATGGGAGCAGAGGCAGATGATGTCATTGGTGTGATATGTAAATATCACCACGCAGAAGAGAAAATTTGCATTCTGTCATCCGATAAAGACTTTATTCAATTACAGAAATACAAAGGAGTTGTGCAATATTCTCCTATGCAAAAGAAGTTTGTACGACATCCAAATCCAATAGCGTATCTTAAAGAACACACTATCCGTGGAGATAGGGGTGATGGAATACCAAATTTCTTATCGCAAGATGATTGCCTTGTAGAGGGCATTAGACAAAATTCTGTTGCTCAAAAGAAATTGGACGTATGGTTGACCCAGAAACCAGAAGAGATTTGTACAACTGCGGAAATGACTAAACGATGGGAAAGGAATGATGAACTTGTTAATTTTGATAAGATTCCAAAAGACCTTGTCAATGATATAGAAAATGCATATAAGAAAACACCACCCGGTAGTCGTAAGAAATTATATAACTATTTTATTATGAATCGATTGTCTAAATTAACGGATGTAATCACAGATTTTTGATATGAAATATCTAGATTTATTTGCGTGTCCAGTACAATTAACGGAACACGAATTAAATGTTGATTCTTTGATTGAATTTTCTTATGAAATGAAACGTAAAGATCCAGAGGGAGTCCATCAAACAAATATGGGAGGATGGCAAAGTAGGGATATTATCAATGAAACACATCCGGAAGTTGTAGAACTTAAAAATAAAATAGTAGAATCCGCAAATGCTTATTGTGAAAATATAGATTTAAAAAAGGAGAAGAAACAACGTATTACCAGTATGTGGGTTAATATAAATGGAAAAGGACATCTAAATGATTTTCATTGTCATCATTATTCCATCTTGTCCGGTGCATTTTATTTAAGACCAGGAAATGCACCTATTGTTTTTCAACATCCATATCGCTATATTAATTCATTTTATTGGGGACCAGATATGATAGAAATCTGGAATCCAGTAAATTCAAGTATATTTACAATAGAACCAAGTCCAAATCTTCTTATTTTATTCCCTCCGTGGATAGAACATAAAGTTCCTATGAATATAGAAGATATAGACAGAATTTCATTTTCTTTCAATACACACTTTCACTAAGGTCGATATGGATGATCAAAAGGATATTAGGGATATGAGACTAAGATTAAAGAATGAAGAAGAACGAGAAGCAGAAGAAAAACTGGAGCTGGAACTAAAACAGCGGAAAGATCATCTTAAAAGATTAGAAGCATTACATAAAAACTCAAAAGGATGTAAATGGTAGAAGTATTTGATATTTTAGTCGATCTCGAAAGCAATAATTCCCGATTGTTTAAGGAGTCTGTTCTTGAAAAGAATAAGGATAATGAGCAATTAAAACTTGTTCTGAAAGCCACACTAGATCCATATATTCAATATTATCAGAGAAAAATTCCTCACTATGTACAGAGAGAAGATCAGCCCATTAAATCGTTAAGGTGGGGATTAGAAGGACTAAAGACTCTAACAAACAGGGAATACACTGGTAATGCCGCTATTGAGCAACTCCAGAGGATTTTATCAACATTGACAGAAAATAATGCGGAAGTTATTAAACGAGTGGTGACGAAGGACCTGAAGTGTGGTGTAAGCATTGCTACTGTGAACAAAATATTTGGTAAAAAATTCATTGAAACATATCCTTGTATGTTAGCAAGTGCTTTTAATAAAAAGGCTTTCGAGGCTATTAAATATCCTGCTCTAGTACAGACAAAATTGGATGGTATGAGAGCAAATATTATTATTGATTCGGAAGGCATAGTCGATGTTCGCTCAAGAAATGGTAAACAGATTAATCTAGATGGACATTTTGATGAATTTATAATGAATGTATTTTACAAATCTCCCACTTTAGCAAATCTAGATGTATTTCACGGTGCTGTTCTTGATGGAGAATTGCTTGTACTAGATGAGAATGACCTGTTTATTCTTGATAGAAAGACGGGTAATGGAATACTAAATAAAGCAGTAAAGGGAACTATATCACCTGAAGAAACCAAACGTGTTAGATTTGAATGTTGGGATATGATTCCTTTAGAAGATTTCAAAAAAGGAATTTGTGAGATACCGTATTTTGACCGAGTTGATGTTTTAGAAAAAAGAATGGAAGGAATATATAATGCCCAAGAAAAACATCTTATTAGTATCCTGCATACTGAAACTGTAGCAAGTTATGCTGATTGTGAGGAAATCTTCAATGAAGCATTAGGAGCTGGAGAAGAAGGAATTATTGTAAAGAATGGTGATTCTCCTTGGGAGAACAAACGTTCTAAATATCAAGTGAAGATGAAAGCAGAACTTGAAGCAGACCTTTTAGTCGAAGGATTTCTTGAGGGTACTGGCAAATATGAAGGTTTAGTGGGTTCACTTTCTTGTACGACAAAGGATGGAAGTCTTAAAGTTAATGTTGGATCGGGTTTGAGTGATGAACAACGAAAGATGGATCCTGCTGAATACATTGGAAAGATAATTACCGTTAAATATAATGAAAAAATCAAGGATAAAAATAGTGAATATTGGTCGTTGTTTTTACCTATCTTTCAAGAATTGAGATTAGATAAGACTGTGGCTGATAATATATGATAAAAGGATTAAATATAGTGAACATTTCAGAAATTGTCCCAGAACAATCCATCGGATGGTTAGAAATAAAGTTATCTCAATCTGTAATGACAAGATTGGAGAATTATATTGAAACTGCGAAAGAACAGGGGGAAGATCAGTTATCACAACTACCTGATAAGACACTATATTTGAAGGACAAAGACGGATGGTTTTATCAAACCGTTTTAAGTGAACTCATTCATAAATTTTCAAAATCTTATCCTTCATATGAAATACAACAATTGACACATAATAGTATTCCAATTGGAAAAGCACAATTCGATATATTAACGACAAGTACATCTTATTGTCTAGAATCATTTTGGGTTAATTTTCAAAAAGAGAATGAGTTTAATCCTCTTCATAATCATACTGGAATATGGTCATTTGTAATATGGGTAAAAATTCCTACTGATTATAAAGAACAACACGCAATACCAATTGGTGCTAATAATGCCACCGGCAGAGCATCCAATTTTGAATTTCATTATACTCAAATATTAGGTGATATTGCATATCATAGTTATTTTTTAGATAAAGAATCAGAGGGAAATATGTTATTTTTTCCTTCAAAAATGATGCATCTTGTTCAGCCTTTTTATAATTGCGACAAAGAAAGAATTTCAATTGCTGGAAATATTTATTATGATACAATCTCCAATAATAACTGATACTTTCATACATCCGGACGATTTTCAAAAACTTCAAATGATAATGCTGGGAGATGAGATTCCTTGGTATTATATGGATAATATTGATTATTTCGATGATGAGAATAAATTTCAATTCACTCACTTATTTTATGATATAGCAAAAGATAAAGAACTACCAGAAATTTGCTCACGAGTTTTTTCCTTCATTTCCACCGAACTAAAAGTTAAAAGCATTTACAGGATAAAAGCAAATTTAGTACCAAGAACATCAGAGATAGAAGTAGGTAGATTTCATACTGATATTCCGCACAAAAATTTGGAAGGAGAATGGACTACTGGAATATTGTATATGAATACTAATAATGGATATACAGAATTTGAGGATGGAACAATAGTCAAAACTGAAGCAAATAGATTTGTTTATTTTCCAGTGGGAATGGAACATCGGGGTACTTCTTGTACTGATAAAAAAACTAGAATAGTAATCAATTTTAATTTTCATATATAGTGGAAAAATGGCAGTAATAGTAACTAATAGTCCAACATTTCCAGGACAAAATATATATAGTGTTATGGACACGAAAGTCAAAAAAATAGTCGCTGTTGGTTTCGATAATAAGATGGACGCCAAAGATAAGCGGAACGAATTGTCTAAAGATGCTTGGACGTCCTGGGAAAAGAAATGTAAAGACCATCCAAATACTTCTAAACCGCTACCGTATGTAGTAGTTAAAGGCGAAGATCATCCAAAACACAGATTATATACTAGCAATGGCAAAAAAAACTAAAACAGGAACAAATCCTTGGACGGGACAGTCTTATGAGATAAAAGATAAGAACTTACAGCCGAATGTTCCTTGTCCTGATTGCAAGGATGAAGCTGGCGTTTGGGGAACAGTTAAATCTGTAACAGGTTATATGTCAAGTCCATCAAAATTGCTCTCAAACGAAAGGTTAGCAATTTGTAAAGAATGTCCTGAATCAAGAGACTTGTTTTCACGAGGTTGGATTAATTATTGTAATAAATGCGGATGTATGCTCAAGGTCAAAACGAGATTAAAATCAAGTAAATGTCCTTTAGGAAAATGGTAAAAAATGGATTATGAATCAGTAGGAGTAAGTCTTCACGAGCAAGAGATATTTAATGTGAAACTGGCCGCAAAAATGCCGTGGCTAGGCGGACACGCCGGGGCGGTCGATGTGGGAGGAGATTATCTCGTATCAGGTTGTGACGGAATTGGCACAAAGATTAAGTTATATCTAGAAAACAAAGACGTTGAGGGGGTGTCCATCAAAAATCTTGGACAAGACCTCGTAGCAATGGTGTTCAATGACATAGTATGTTTTGGTGCAACTCCTTTGTTTATGAATGATTATCTAGCCGTGCCCGTCATTAACGATGAATATTTTG